AACACAGCCAACGCCGCTTTACCAAAAGCTGGAGGTACTCTAACAGGCGACCTTGTAACACCTAGTATTACTTTAGCTGGAAACATTGTTCATCAAGGTGATACAGACAATTACATTGGATTTCATGCGGCTGACCAGTTCAGAGTAGTTTGTGCGGGAGCAGAAGTGCAAGAATGGGGAGCTAACTACACTAAGCTAAATGACAATGACCAACTTAGGCTCGGTACAGGCTCAGACTTCCGTATGTTTTTCAATGGTACAGACACTGTACTTTAGAAACTATGCTCATGTTGGTGGGGATGTGTGGTTCCAAGGTGAAGGCTCAGATGGTGTAAATGAAACTGCAATGAAGTTAGATTTCAGTGGCACTCGAAGCTATGTACAATTATTTGAAAACGGGTCTGAAAGACTAAGAACAAATAGCACAGGTATTGCAGTAACAGGTAATATTACTGGTGTTACAGACTTATATGTTGCAGATCAGATTTTCCACACAGGCGATACTAACACATATATGCAATTCCATGCGGCTGACCAGTGGAGAGTTGTAACAGGTGGCACTGAACGTCTTGAGGTTAATAACACACAAGTTACATCAGCAGAACCTATTCATGCACCTAGCTTTCATGGTGATGGGTCTGCATTAACTGGAATTTCGTCTGGTGCTAACGATGATATATTCTGGGAGAATAGTCAAAACGTCACTTCAAACTATACAGTAACTAACAATAAAAACGCAATGAGCGCAGGACCAATAACAATTAACAGCGGCGTCACCGTTACAGTGGGTGATGGCGAAACATGGACGGTGATATAAAATGGCAACTATTAAACTTCAAGGCAATTCTAGTGGTAGCGGCACTGTAACTCTTACAGCACCAAACACTAATGCAACCCGTACCATTACATTGCCTGATGAGGACATTGATCTGGGTAATGTTGGCGGTGGTGCGGCTGTTGTGGGTACACTGAACGGCACAGGGACTATTGCTCTACAAGCTTCTAAGGGCGTTTCTTCCGTAACCGATAATGGAGTAGGTAAATACCAATTTAACTTCTCTTCTAATTTCTCCACAGCAACGTACTATGCCAGCGGAGTTATGTCTTATAATAATTCTAATTTCTGGGACTACCTTGCCAGTAACTACACAGGCGGCAACCAGTCTCAAACACGAACCACATCACAGTGTAGGGTCGGTTCATATGATGGCGGTTATGTAGACACCCCCTCCGTTGGCCTAATGGCGTCAGATTAGAGGATGAGCAATTACAGAGTAATCTTTGAAGACCCAGAGAAGCCAGAGCAACCCACCTGTGTGCTTGTACCTAGTGAAAACTGGTTAGCTGATGCTATGTCAGGAAAGCTACCGCCTATCTCAGTTTATTGGGAACTACAAGATGATGAGCAACAAGCTATCGCAGAGGGTAGACACGACAGCTTCAAGCATGACTCTGCAAAGCATGAAGCACAGTGGACTGCACCAAGAATAGGCAAGCTAACTGAAGAAGAAGCTATGGAGTATTTAGTAATGAAAGACATACCAAGACGAGTATGGTCTGTAGAATACAATAGACCTATGTTTAAGATTGTTAAAACAGAACAAGTCCCTAGCAATAGGCAGTTTAGAAATGCATGGGAGATGGCACAATGAGTACAATAAAAGTAAATAGCTTAACAACTACAAGTGGTGTCGAACTCGCACCAGCAAAAATTTGGGGTGTAGTATCTGGTGCTGGTACTTTTACGTTAAATGATGATGTAAATATTTCAAGTGCTACAGATGTTAGTGCTGGCAGATATACACTCAACTTTGGAATAACCTTGGGAAACGTTAATTACTGCCCTGTAACATCAGATGGTTACGACACTTTGAACAGTTGGGACCAAAGTATTGGGCTTTCAAGAGTACCATTTAGGTCTACAACAAGTGCTGGGCTTAATACATCAACACATCTTTCAAATATTTCTGTTGGTGGAGAACCCGACAGGTACAAAGTGGCAATGGCTATATTTAGCAATTAGGAGATTAATAAATGGTAAGTATTATACGAGGTGATGATGATTTTGATTCTGGGGTTGAAGTGTCTGCCCCTTCTTTAACTTTTACAAATGCAGGAACATGGGTTACATCTGGTTCATACACTACCTTTAGTGGTGGAACTAATGGCCTATTCTTTCAAGCTAATGGTACTTCTACTGGAGGTAATCAAAACGCAAATAGAGGTAGTCAAACTATTGGGGCAAATGGTGACGGCACTTGGTATCAAATTAATGGAACCACTATGAAAATAGGTGGAGAAAATCAGGCTATAAGCGCTGGCAATACTACCGTTTCTTTTACAGCTTTTGGTTATGTGGCACCAGGTGGAAATCTTGTAACAACTTTAGGTTCTGGTAATTCCAGTTCTGTAAGTGTGAGGTATAGAGCGATATGACTTTAGAAATAACAAGCGTACAAAGCGCAGAATACAATGCATACAACGAAATTATGTTCACAGTTACCTGTGGAGATATTACAAATGTTGTTACTAAAATATTTAATACCTCAAGAGATCAAGCAAATGACGCTATATTGCAAGCTTGGGTTGATGGTGGAAATTCTATAACATCATATGTTGCCCTAGAAGTTGAGCCTAATCAGTGGATTGGTGAAAGAAGACACGACAGAGAGCAAGAGTTTTCAGAAACTATAGATAAAATATCTGCTGTTAGGTATAGCAATTTAACAGAAGAACAAAAGTCTGCTATAGGTATATGGAGACAAGAGTGGTTAGATTATCCCTCAGATGTAAATAAGACTAGGCCAGAGAGATTAGAGGATGTTTTTTAAAAAGAATAAGAACCCTTGGATTAAGTTTCACACTGAACTTAAAATATTAAATGGAATACCGCTACCACTACCAGCACGCAAAGCAATGCCAGAGTGGTTTAGAAAGTTAAAACCTAAAATAGAAGGGCAAACTGCTGACGCGGCTGGCTCTATTAAAAAATGTATACCTGTTTTAGATGCAGTTTCTTTAGGTTATATTTTACCTCTTTGGGCAGATATTATAGTAACTGTTGAGAAAGGATTTTTTGCAAGACTTAGTGATGGAACTTTAATAAAAGATGGAATTTTTAATAAGGACGCTTTGCTTACTATGGGTGAAATCCCTTATAAAAATACTGGTTTAAAGGTGGTAGGTTTAGAGCCGTCTGATGAACTATTAATTACGGCTAAGATGGCAGAGATTGAAGTGACTAGTGCTTGGGGTGGAGGCACTAAAATGGAGATGATAGGGTCGCATGAGTGGAAGCAAGTAGGTGAAGCCTGTGATTTAAAGAAGTTTAAGCTAGGCAAAGTGCTTATGAAATTCAATAATCCTTGGATAATTGAAACCCCTAAAGGCTATTCTGTTCAGTTCAAAAATCCTGCTAATAATTGGTCTAATGATATTGAGTTAATTGAGGGCGTTGTAGATACAGATGAATTTTATACTCAAGTAAATTTTCCTTTTGTTTGGACAGGTAGAGAAATAGGTGAGTTTATAATACCACAAGGAACACCATTAGTTCATATTATACCGTTTAAAAGAGAAACATATAAAATGGAAACTGGAGAAATAGATATACAAAGGAGAGATACTATTAACACTAAGATATTAATTAGATTTAATGCTAGATATAAGAATTTATTTTGGCATAAAAGAAAAAAATCAACATAAGGATAAAACAAATGTCTATATTTATAAAAATTGGCGCAACACAATATGACAGCACAGACTACACAATACCAGCAAAACGCACATTTCGTAGTGGCTGGGAAGCAAACGAAGACACAGGTGTTATATCTGTAAACATGGATAAAGCTAAAGATATTTGGCGTGATAAAATACGTCAAGCTAGGGTAGAGCCTTTAGCCGCTTTAGATACAGCTTATATGAAAGCCCTTGAAACAAGTGCTGATACAACACAGATTATTGCTGATAAGCAAGCGCTAAGAGACGCCCCAACATTATCTTCTATAGATGCGGCTTCTACAGTTGATGATCTTATAGCAATACAGCCTATTTCAAATGTTGTTATAGAATAAATGAATGCCAATAATCCATCAAATATCCTTAAACGGAAGTGCGTTTGATGGTAAAAAATACACATGGCGACAAGCAATTGAAACTTCTGGATGCACACCAGATAGTTCTTGGATTGACCCACTGCATAAAAGACAGCTTTTAAAAGGCGAATTTGCATGTGCGGTAAGCCATTTAAGGGTTTGGCAGAAAATTGTAGATAGCGGAAAAAATGGCATTATTCTTGAAGAAGATGTTGTTATTCACGGTATTGATACAGAAGAAATAGATAATTTATTAAAAGATCACGATAGCGTTTGGCTTGGGTATAGATTAAATTCTATGGGTTATTGGTACAATGCACACGCATATGCTATAACACCAAAAATTGCCAAATACTTAATAGATGGTTATAGTAAGGCTATTATACCTGTTGATGAGTGGCTTCCAAAAAAGCTAAAAAATAAAAATAACTATTTCTATAAAACACCCATCGTAGATCAAATACCAAGGTCAGTTAGGCCGTCAACCATAGAGGATACAGAAATGCTAGAAGGCAAAGACATTGATTTTCGTATA